CTCCGCGAAGATCTGTTGGAAGATCTTCAAAGCCGTGGGCTGGTGAGTCGGCCTTATGTGGATAAGGTCAACGAGTACATGAGTCTGTGGTGCCTGGAGAAAATGTTGGCCGAAGATATCGCGGAGCGCGGGGTGTATGTGGAGTACCAAAACGGCGCCAACCAGAAGGGAACCACAGACAACAAGAGCGTGGAGAAGATCGCCAGAATCTCTTCTCAGATGTTAAACATCTGGCGTGCCCTTGGGTTCCAGGATCAGGCGCTTAACGCAAAACCATCCGGTGGTGATGACGATGCCCTGTAAGATCCCAAAAGAGGTCCTTGGGTATTTAGAGAGTGTGGAGCAGGATTGCCCGCGGGCCTGCCGGGAGCAGCATGCGTTGGCGGCTTATGTTCGGCGGGTGTTCGACCAGGAGGACGTTCATGTGGATCGTGAGCAGCTGGGGCGTTACCTCGGGTTGGTAAAGTATTTCCCCTATGATCGGCTCTTCCCCTGGGAGGAATTCTTGCTTACGCTTTGGGATTGCACCTACAAAGCGGACGGGACGCCACGGTGGAAAACGGTTCTCTGCATGGTAGGCCGTGGCGCTGGGAAGGATGGATTCATTGCGTTCGACTCCGCGTGTTCCATCTCTCCGTACAATCCGGTCGCCCACTACAATGTTGACATCTGCGCCAACAACGAGGAGCAGGCAGTCACGCCCGTCAAGGATCTGGCAGAGGTTTTGGAGACGCCGAAGTGGGAGAACAAGCTGCGAAAGCACTACTACCATACCAAGGAACTGATCCAAGGTCGAAAGAACAAAGGGGTTATGAAGGGGCGGACCAATAATCCGAAAGGCCGGGACGGTATGCGCTCCGGTAAGGTAGTGTTCAATGAGGTCCACGCCTTCGAGAACTACGACAATATCAAGGTGTTTATCACCGGCCAAGGGAAGGTGGCCCAGCCGCGCGTCGGAATCTTCACCTCCAACGGGGAAGTTTCGGATGGACCGCTGGACGATTATCTGGCCAGAGGACGAAGGATCCTGTTTGAAGGAGAGGAGGACAACGGGTTTCTTCCCTTCATCTGCTGCCTGGAGTCTAAGGATCAGGTTCACGATCCAGAAAACTGGTTCATGGCAAATCCGTCGTTGTACTACATGCCGCACCTCCAACAAGAGATCGCGGACGAGTACCGGGATTGGAAGGACCACCCGGAACAGAATGGGGATTTCATTACCAAACGCATGGGAATCCGTGCCGGCTTCAAAAAGATCGCGGTGACCGATTATGAGAAGGTCAAGGCCACAAACCAAACGGTTCCCGATCTCCAGGGATGGTCCTGCACCGTCGGGATAGACTATGCCGAGCTGTCCGACTGGGCGGCGGTGAATCTGCACTTTCGCAGAGGGGCAGAGCGATACGACATCAACCACGCCTGGATGTGTTTACAGTCCAGAATGCTGAGCCGTGTGAAGGCTCCGTGGAGGGAATGGGCTGAACGCGGGTTTGTTACGGCGGTAGACGATGTGTCCATTCATCCGGATTTGCTGGCCCAATACATTGCCAAGGCGGCGGAGAAATACAACCTGAAAATGCTTGCCATGGACCACTACAGGTGGACGTTAGTTTCGGAGAGCCTGCGAAAGATCGGCTTTGACGCAGCGGACAAGACCCGAGTCAAGATGATTCGTCCGTCTGACATCATGCAGGTGGAACCAGTCATTCAAGAATGTTTTGACCGTGGCCTGTTCCACTGGGGGGACAACCCGTGCCTTCGGTGGGCGGTAAACAACACCAAGCGGGTGGCAAGCAGCCGAAAGCTTGGCGTGGATACAGGAAATTTCATTTACGCCAAGATTGAAGCCAGAAGCCGAAAGACAGACCCGTTTATGGCGTTAGTGGCCAGCATGGTTGTTGAGCCAGCGCTGGGGGACGGGATGCCGGTGGAAATGCCCCCTGTTGGAGCCATTCGATTGTGAGGTTTGCGTGTGCTGAAAGAATTCAATGGACAAACCTGGTTTTGCTGCCCTAGGTGCGGGAAGAAGATCCACCCGGTAACGCCGGGGGCCCGCGGGGTGTATGTCACTTGCAAGCAGAAACGAAAGGATGGGACCCGTTGCAATTGGAGCGGGGAAATCCGCTGGGAAAAATAAAATCAGTTTCCAAGTTCGAGAGCCATTGAGCCAACTGCCGAGAGATCGGTGGTTGGCTCTTTTCTTTTAAGTAAAACCGAAAGGAGGCGAACTGGTGGGAATCAATTTCTTTCGATGGCTTCGGGAGCGAAGCCAGTCTGACCCTGTTGAGGTAACCTGTCGCGAGCTGTTCGACGCTGCACAGGAGTACCAGGTGCGCGAGTTGTCCTTCTGGGTCTGCGTGAACATGGTTGCCAATGCGTTGGGGCGGTGCGAATTCCGCACCTTCCAAGCCAACGAAGAGGTAAAGGGGAGAGAGTACTACCTGTGGAACGTATCTCCGAACACGAACCAAAACTCCAGTGCGTTCCTTCATAAGTTAGTCGCTCGGTTGTACCAGAATAACGAGGCCTTGGTGGTAGACACGATGAAGCGAGGCGACCTTGATTCGCTTGTGGTGGCGGACACCTGGGAACCTCCGGCGTTGTGGCCCTCCCGGCAAAACGAGTATAGCGGCGTCACAGTGGATGAGTACCAATTCCAGTATCCGTTCTATGAAAACAGCGTCATCCACTTGAGGCTGAACCAAACAAACATGAAGCCAATCCTGGACGGACTGTACCAGTCCTATTGGCGGATGGTGTCCGCGGCGATGAAGGCGTACACCTGGGGGAACGGCCAGCACTGGAAGGTTCATGTAAATCAAATCGCCCAGGGCGACAAAGGGTGGGCAGAGAAGTTTCAAGAGATGATTGCCGCCCAGGTTAAGCCGTTTTTGGAAAGCGACGGAGCTATCTTGCCAGAGTTCGACGGATACACCTACGAAAACGTCAGCGGGGCTTCTGGTGCCAGCAGGGACGCAAGGGATATCAGAGCCATGATAGAGGACATCTTCGACTTTACCGCAAGGGGGTTCCTGATCCCGTCCGTGTTGGTCAACGGCTCTGTCGAGGGAACGGCGGATGCCAACGCACGCTTCCTCACAAACTGCATCGACCCTCTTGCGGACCAACTCCAAGAGGAAATCAATCGGAAGCGGTACGGGTATGAGGGTTGGAGCCGAGGGAACTTCCTTCGGATTGACACCTCTAGCATCATTCACTTCGATATTTTCGCCAACGCGGCAAACGTGGAAAAGTTGGTCGGGTCCGGCGCATTCACCATCAATGACGTGCTGCGGGCGGCAAACCAGCCCCCGATTACAGAGCCGTGGGGCGATGAACACTTTATGACCCTGAACATCTCCACCATGGGACAAGCCACCCGAAACCTGAGCACGAGAGGGGAGTGATACAACGTGAGAAATTACTATGCAATCCAGCAAGCCGATAGAGCGGCGGACATCTACATTTTTGGCGACATCGTACCATTCGAATTTTTTGATGGAGATGTATCTGCAAATGGGATTCGCCATGAAATCGAATCTCTTGAGGTTGACGAAATCCGCGTTCACATCGACAGCTATGGCGGATCCGTCTCGGAGGGCTGGGCGATTTACAACGCGCTCCGGCAACACCAGGCAAAGGTTGTGACATATGGGGATGGATTTGTTGCCAGCGCGGCCCTCTATCCGTTCCTGGCTGGCGATGAGAGAATCGCGTCCAACCTGTCCGCCTATTACCTCCACCAGGTGATGATGAGTGCCGAGGGCTACGCCAAAGACCTGCGTGCTGCGGCGGATGAGGCGGATTTCATGACCGACGTTGGAATCAATGCATTCGTCGAGCGGGCTGGTATGGATGCTGATACTGTTCGTCAACTGATGGAGGCGGAGACGTGGTTGACGCCTGCACAGGCGCTGGAGTACGGCCTCGCCACGGCCATCACAGCGGATCCGTCGGCTCCTGTGGTCCAGACAGCCAAGCGAGGGATTATCCAGAGAGTGTTTTCTGAGGCGCCCAAGCAGGAGAAACCCAGAGAGGAGCCCCTGGAGGAACCAAGGGCAGAAGAGTCCGTTCCTATCAACCCTATCATGAAACTTTTCGATAACAGAAAGGAGAACTGACCCGAATGAGAAATAATGACGCTCTGACCCGGGATGAGATCCGGGCTAAAATTCAGCAGGCCATCAAGGATGGCAACACCGATGCGTTCTCGGTCGCCTTTGACGAGATGATCCAGAGCATCGGCGACGACGTGCAGCAGAGAGCCGCCGATCAGGTTAACGAGATGAAGCAGGGGCTTGACACCTCCGTCCTGACCGCCCGCGGTGTGCGTCAGCTCACCAGCAAAGAAAAGGACTTCTACCAGAAGCTCATCGGCGCCATGAAGGAAAAGGATCCCCGTCAGGCTCTAAACAACCTGGATGTGGTGATGCCTGAGACCGTCATCGACGCTGTGTTCGATGAGCTCCAGACCAGCCACCCCCTTCTGAGCCGCATCCAGTTCATGAACACCCGGGGCGCAATCCGGATGATGATGAACACCAACGGCTACCAGGAGGCGGCGTGGGGCCAGCTGTGCGACGAGATCGTGCAGGAGCTGACATCCGGCTTCAAGGAGGTGGACACCGGCCTGCTGAAGCTGTCCGCCGTTATGGCCGTGTGCAGGGCCATGCTGGACCTTGGCCCCGAGTGGTTGGACGACTTTGTGCGGCAGGTCCTGTACGAGGCCTATGCCAACGGCTTGGAGGCCGGCATCGTGGCTGGCGACGGAAACGAGATGCCCATCGGCATGAATCGCCAGGTTGGCGACAACGTGACTGTGACTGGCGGCGTGTACCCTGTTAAGGCTCCCGTGGCTGTGTCTGACTTGTCTCCTGCTACTGTGGGCAATCTGCTCTCCCTGATGGCAGTGGATCCTAATGGCAAGGCCAGAAATGTGCGTGACGTGATCCTGGTGGTCAATCCTGTGGACTATTTCCAGAAGATCATGCCCGCCACCACTATGATGACCCCCAACGGTACTTACGCCAACGACGTGATGCCTTATCCCATGACTGTAATCCAGTCTCCCGCCGTGGAGCAGGGCCAGGCGATCATGGGTTTGGGGTACAAGTACTTTGCCGCTATCGGCTCCGCCCGAGACGGCCGAATTGAGTACTCCGATCACTACCGGTTCCTGGAGGATGAGCGTGTATACCTGATCAAGGGCTACGCAAACGGCTTCCCCATGGACAATAACGCTTTCTTTGTGCTGGACATCTCTGCCATCCAGCCCGCTGTGTGGAAGGTGCAGCAGGTAGACGCCCCTGACGCATCTGATGTTGCAACTCTGGCGGATCTCCGAATTGGCGGCCTGACCCTGTCTCCCGCCTTTGCGGCCGGCACTACTACCTATACCGCTTCCACTACTAACGCTACCAATACGGTCATGGCAATCCCCGCAGATGCGAATGCGACCATTGAGGTCACGAACAAGGGATCTTCCGATGGCTCTGCGACTCCCGTTGTGAACGGTCGTGCCGTGACCTGGAAGGACGGTGCGAACACTCTGACTGTGAAGGTAACCGCGGCGGATGGTACCACGACTAAATCCTACACTGTGACGGTGACTAAGTCGGGGGGTTAACACCCCCGGCTAATACCGGGCTCGTTGGCTCGGGGGAGATTGGAAGAGCACGGATTGGAACGACTTGAACCAGAGAGGATGATTTCAGATGGCATATACACCCACAACTTGGACCGATGGTGATCTTATCACCGCCGAGAAGATGAACAAACTCGAACAGGGTGTTCAGAATGAGCAGGTCGGCCCACAGGGACCCGCCGGGGCAACTGGGGCAACAGGTGCTACCGGTCCCGCTGGTGCTGCTGCTGGGTTTGGTACCCCCGCAGCTACCGTAGACGCCAACACTGGGACACCCTCTGTAACGGTATCTGCATCTGGCCCTGACACTGCCAAAGTGTTTTCGTTCGCCTTCAAAAATTTGAAGGGTGCTAAGGGTGACAAGGGTGATACTGGGGCCCAGGGCCCTGCCGGCACCTCTTATACGCTTCCTGCTGCCACCACTAGCGCGCTGGGCGGCGTGAAGATGGCCGCTGCCGTCGCAGACGCAGCTGCAGCTCCTACTATGGAAGAGTTTAACGGCCTGCTGGCTTCCCTTCGTGCAGCTGGGATTCTGGCAAGCTCTTAAGGGGTGACAGTATGCAGCGAGAAAACATTCCTGAATCGTTGCTGGCCGATGTAAAGAACTACCTGAACATCACCTGGGACGATGAGGCAACGGACGCGAAAGTGTCCGGCCTCATCGCCGCGGGGTCCGTGTACCTGAACACGAAATATGGCGGGGAGGCAGACTACATGGAGGACGGGCTTCCGCGCACTCTCTTGATGGAATATGTGCGGTACGCAAGGGACGGAGCGCTCGATGTGTTTGAAAACAACTATCAGGCGCTTATCCTCGGAATGCAAAACCAAAAGGCGGTGAGTGAGTATGCCCCAGCCGTGGAAGGCACCGTATCGTCCCAGTAACCAGGTCACCCAGAGTTACAACGACGGTGTTGTAATCATCTATTCTGTGGAGGATGCTGCGCGTCCTGGATATCAGCCAGAACCTAAGCTGACGAAAAAGGTTTCCCTTCGCTACGAAGAGCAGCGTTTGGGAATCCAACGCTACTATAGCGGCCGGCAAAACCAGGTGGACATTGAGCGGGTAATCAGGACGCAGCGCGTCGGAAATGTGAACAACCAAAATGTCGCGATCACAGAGGATGGACGTCAGTACCGCGTTGATCTAGTGCAGTCCGTGATGGATGTATGGCCGGAATCTGTTGACATCACCCTCGCCAAAATAGAACAAGAATTCGAGGTGCCATGATGAGGTGGTACGAAACAATCATTTCTGCCCACACGTCGGTGACGGATTCTGTCAGCCACAACGAAAAGCTGCACTCTGATCGGTATTTCGTTTGGGGTGAAACCGGAGCCAACGATCTGGAAGCGGGTAACCTTCACGCGGAAAGGGCTGTTACCGGGTACACAGACCTGTATACCAAACAGGAGTTTGACCCGTGGAAAGAACAGATAGAGGAAGCGTTTGACGCCGCCGGGATCGCCTGGTACCTAAACTCCGTGCAGTACGAAGAGGAAACGGGATTCACCCATTACGAATGGTATTGGGAGGTGACAGACGATGCCGAAGGCTAAGGTAACGACCAATGCAATCAATGAGTACCTCCAAATCATTCGATCTCTAGGTGAGAACGCAGATGACGTAGTCAAAAAGGCCGTGTATGAGGGGAGTGCCATCATTGCTAACCAGGTGTCCGCCAACATTAGCGCTATTCCCATCGATGAAAGCTGGGGCACAGAAAGCCACCCCAAAAATGGAATTACGGCTGTGGAGAAAGCTGGGCTACAGGATTCGTTCGGTATTGCAGATATGCAGGATGATAACGGTTTCATCAATGCCTTGATCGGCTTCCAGCAACCGGATTACAACGCAAACGGCAAGGCAAATATCATGATCGCCAGAGCGACGCAGTCCGGGACTTCGTTCTCAAAGAAAATCCCATTTTTCGCGAACGCGCTTCGAGCTACTAGAGGACAAGCCAGAGAACGGATGGTCCGGGTGGCGGAAGAAGAATTCAAAAAACTTTCGAAAGGATGATCGCATATGGCAACCATCGGTTTATCCAAACCCTATTACGCCATCTACAGCAACGATGGCAACACCGTTACCTATTCCAACGGCGGCCTGATCGGCAAGGCCACCGAATTGACCCTCGAACTGGAAGAGGGGGACAGCAATAACTTCTACGCCGACAACGCCGTTGCAGAAACAGACAACCAGTTTTCCGGCGGCACTATCACCCTTTCCACGGATGATCTGCTTCCCACTCCCATGCTGGCTATTCTCGGCCTCAAGCAGCAGGCTATGGATGTGGACGGCGTGACCACTGCCAGCCCTCAGTGGATCGTTTACGACGATGACCAGGCAATCCCTTATGTCGGGTTCGGCGGCATCATCAAGGCCAAGCAGAACGGCCAGACCAAGTGGATTGCGGTGGTGTTCAACAAAATCCAGTTCGCCAATCCTGGAATTTCCGCTGTCACTCAGGGCGAGACCATCGAGTGGCAGGCCAAGGAGCTGACCGCAGCCGTTATGCGGGATGACAGCGTCAAACACGGCTGGCAGATGCAGTCCACCCCCATGGACACCGAGGCCGACGCGGAGGCAGCCATTAAGGACGCGCTGAACATCACAAACCCTAATCCGACCCTGGGCACACTGACGGTTTCCAGCGCCGCGGGGTCTGAGACAGGGGAAACCGAAATTACCGTGGCGCCTCCCATTACATACGGGAACCACTATGTGTACCAGGTGAACACGGACGTTACCCTTCCGGCAGAATATGGCGAGGATGTGTCTAGCTGGACCGCTTGGAACGGGATGTCCGCTATCCAGGCGACCACCGGTCAGGAGATCGGCGTGGTGGAAGCTGATGCCTCCAATAAGGCGGTTAAGGCTGGTAAGGCGACGGTGACGTCGAAGGAGGGTGCGTGATGCGCACAATTAACGTGAATTTTAGGGGGGACACGCATCTTGCTTGCTTTTCCTCCGGGGTCGTTGTGGCCCTGGAGGAGAAGTACGGCGATGCAGACAAGGGACTCCAGCAGGTATTAAGCGGAAAGACCGCAGATGCTATGTGGTTCTTAACTCAGGTTATGAACGCTGGTAGCGACTACGCTGAATATAACGGCATGGAGGTTCCTCCTCGCGTTACTGAAAAGGAAGTACTTTCCTGCATCGGGATTGATGACTTCAAGCAAATTTTTGCTGACCTTTCCTCTGTTGTTGCAGAGGGGAGCAAGACCACTGTGGAGGTCGAGCCCGAAAAAAACGTAGAGGCCAGGCAGGAGGAAAGCTGACCTCTGCCTGGCTTTTGTGGTATGGGATGAAAATCGGTCTTTCTCGGCATGAGACGCTTGTCCTTCCTTTTGGGGAACTACTTGATTTCATCGCTATTCAGCAGATAAAGAACGAGGGCGCGAAACGAAAGTTGACGATTGAGGACAACGAAAACGAGTTTATGCGCCTGTTAAGTTTCAAATAGGAGGTGACTGCATGGCAACGGATGTATCTATTCGAGTAGGCGTTGATGGAGAAAAAGAATTTTCGTCTGCACTCAAAGCGATAAATTCCCAGATCAAGAATCTGAGCAGCGAAATGAAGTCCGCCGTCACCTCTATGTCTGGGCTGGACAGCGCTGAAAGTCGGGCTGCAAAGCAGTCTGATATTTTGGGCCGGTCTCTGGAGGCACAGAAACAAAAGCTGTCTGTATTGAATGGCCAGTATGACCGGCAGTCTGCGAAATTAAAAGAGCTGGCTCAGGCAGCGGAAGATGCCGCAAATGCACAGTATTCCAGCCAGGATGAGATGGTCATGGCGGTAACAAAGGCCAACAATGCCTATAACCGTCAAAACAAGGTTGTCAATGATTTGGGTACCCAGATCAACAATACAACCGCAGAAATCAACCGGCTCCAGGCTGAAATGGGCGGCATTTCCACGGAGACCACCCAGGCTGTAAGTGCTTTTGACCGGCTGAGTCAAAAGATCTCTCAGCAGGAGAGCGACCTAAAGGGTTTAAAACAGGCCTACAGCAATGCAGTTTTAGAGTTTGGCGATGGATCATCCGAAGCAAAACAATTTGCTTCGCAGATCGAACGACTCTCCACGGAACTCAAACAGAGCCGGAGTGCTATGCAGGACGCCGCCGACGCAGCGGACAAGCTGGACCGGTCTCTGGACGATGCCGGGAATGAAGCCAAAGAGGCCAGCAGCGCTTTCGGAGATGTGTTCTCTGCGGACATGCTTTCCGACGGAATTCAGTCTGTCGTTAGCGGCATTGCAGACCTTGTGGAGTCTACATCTGAGTACCGTCGTATTATGGCATCTCTGGAAGTGTCTAGCCAGAAAGCCGGCTACACTGCCGAACAGACAGCGCAGAGCTACCAGCAGTTTTACTCTGTTCTTGGCGATGAGCAGTCCAGCGCAACGGCCCTGTCTAACCTACAGGCGTTAGGTCTTTCACAAGAGGACTTGACGAAAATGATAGACGGGACTATTGGTGCTTGGGCGACCTATGGCGACTCTATACCCATTGATTCATTAGCTGAGGCCGTAAATGAGACAATCCGGACGTCCAAGGTCACTGGGACATTTGCCGACGTGCTCAATTGGGCCGGTACCAGTGAGGACGAATTCAATGCCTCGCTGGAAAACGCTAACAGTGAAACAGAGCGCGCCAATTTGGTTTTGAAGGAATTGTCCCGTCAGGGTCTTGTTTCGGCAGCGGAGGAATGGAGGAACACCAATTCTGCAATCGTAGAAACCAACAAAGCGTCTAGCGATTTAAATGATGCTCTGGCCCGAGCGGGAGATGCCCTGTCTCCTATGGTGGCAAAGGTGAAAGAATTTGCGGCCAACTTGGTAAACGGTTTCCTGGATATTGCAGAGAGCAGTGATATCGCTATCCCTGCCATTACGGGTGTTGCTACCGCAATCGGCGTTCTTGCTGCTGCCTCGGTTGTGTCCAAAATTGGCCAGTTGGTTTCTAGCCTTGGCCTTCTCGCAACGCTTACGAATCCGTTTGTTCTGCTTGGCGCAGCGGCAGCCGGTGTTGCGGCGGCGATTGTGACGCTCAGTCAGAGCGAAGGGGAATACATCAGTTATTCGGAGCAGTTTGCAAATCGCATCCAGGAAACTACTGACCAGATCAACGAACATGCAGATTCCTTCAATGGTTTACAAGAGTCCGTCGGTGAATCTATGGCATCCATCCAAAGTGAGATGGGTATTGTGGAGCAGTATGTTGGTGAGCTCCAGAGTATCACGGATGCTAATGGGCGTGTTGTAGAGGGATATGAAGAACGAGCCGCTTACCTTGCAGATTACATAAACAATAAGGTGCCCGGCGCGGTGTCTGCCTCTGAAAGTGAGGCCGGAGCGGTATACAAAGTGTCCGACGCTATCGATGATCTGATTTTTGCGAGGAAGCAGGAAGCCGCTTTAAATGCTATTCAACCGGCATATGAGGAGGCACTTACTAAGCAGTTGCAGGCGTATCAAGATCTTACCCAAGCAACGAGAGATTATAACGCGGCGCAGGAGCAAGTAAATACTTTACAGGGTATGCTTGCGGATACCGGGGGTTTAACCGCTAAACAATATTCTGATTTGCGAAGCCAGCTAGATGCAGCAAACGAAGCCCTTGCCCAAAGTGAGCAGAATTTGACCACAGCCCAAGGGACATGGGACAGCTACAATCAGACCTTGGAAACCTATAACCAGATCGCCAATGCAACCACGGGCGACATGGCTGCGTTGGATCAAGCCATTGCACAGTCCTCTGCAAACATCGTAAAGGCGTCCGGTGATAACCAGGCGGCTCTAGCAGAAAATGTGGCGAAGATGCAGGCAGACTACCAAAACATGGTGGTCTATATTGCGGAGCACTGGAACCAGATGTCTGAAACCGAACGGAATGGTTGGGCAAGTCTGTTAGAGCAACAGCGATCTGCATTGGAGACTCAGGTCAATGAAGCGAGAGAGGGCGGCGTTCAGATTCCGACAGCGATCGGAACCGGAATGAACGAGGGCGCTTACCAGCTTACCGGTTCTGCCCAGCAAATCTACATGCAGTTGATGCAGGAGCTTATGCCAGGGGTGGACGCCGCGCAGATTGGCGCCGCATGGGATTTCTTGGTTTCTAACGGGATTATCACCAATGCGGGTACGGTTAACATGGCGGCTGCCTCTGTGGCGGACGGAGCGCAGACAACTCTTGACACGACGATGAACGACGGACAGCCGCAACAGACCGGTGCAACAGCTGCGCAAGGCGTCGCTGAGGGAATTACCAGTCAGTCCGGAACGGTAAATAATGCCGCCGCTAACGTAGTGACAGGAGCAAAAACGACAGCGGACGCAACCGTGCAATCGTCTAATTTCCCTGCCACGGGGACGACGATAGGACAAAACACTGCGTCAGGAATCGATAGTAGTGCACCAACGGTTTACTCCTCTATGAGTGAGCTAATTGCTGGAACAAAATCCACTGGCGATTCTGCCGTTGCCGGAGGGAATTTCCCGGCGATTGGTACAGATGCGGACGGAGAGGTTGCGAACGGTATCAGTTCCGCTACAGGAACTGTTACGGCTCAAATGGTTTCCATGATAAACACCGCCAGAAGCATCGGATATCAAATGGTTCGAGATTTCACTGTTATAGGTTACGCCATTAACGACGCAATTGCTGGAGCAATCAATGTGAATGCGTTGAACTCGAAACTTCGCCAAATGGCCAGAAACGCTCTTGCGGCGGCTAAGAGTGCACTCGGTATCCACTCCCCATCGAGAGTATTTAGGTTAGAGGTAGGCCGTCAAATTCCTGCCGGCCTGAAAGAGGGCGTAGACGATGGGGCGGAGGAAGCTGTCAAAACCGTTCGCGGCCTTGCAAATTCCGTCGTGGATGCTGCGGCCATAAAACAAGTACAGTCTCAATTTGAATACGGCGCATCCCTCGTCACTCGCCCTTCCCTCAACACCCCATCGTCTTTACTCCAAGCGGCGAACACGGCGGTGCCTAGAGGGGTTGCAACCCGCGAGGTTTACCAAGTGGAGATCCCGTTGGTGATCAACGGCAAGGAACTCTACCGCGCTACATTCAACGACCTTCGAGCGGCACTGAACGGAAACGCCCGCCGGACCGCGAAATCGTCTCTGATCTGATGGAGGTGCGTGCATGAAAGCAAAACTTGTGCTTAACGGCACCGACATCTCCGGCTATCTAGCGGAGAGCGGAATCGCACAATCTCCCATTTACCGGCAGGAATCCAGCATCGTTACGATGGATGGCATCGAGCACCGCAGCAACATTCGCAAGGTGCAGCTTGATGTTGAGTTCGCCCGGATGCGGGCGGAAAACGCCTATGCTATCGCCGACCTTATTACCCAGCCGTCTACGGTGACCTACCTGGACCTGGACGGCACAGAAAAAACCAAAGTGTTCTGGGTAGAGGGCCCGGAGATGACCCAGGAGAAGGTGGAATCCGGGATCACCTGGGTGGAGGGCGGCTCTATGACTCTGGTGGAGAGGTGATACCATGCACACGACCAGCGACCTTTACAACCAGATTTTCTCCGATCCTGGTCACTGGACAGAGCTGAAATTGGACATCGCCGGGCAGGAGTATACCCAGCAAAACATTGTCTCATTGTCCATTTCTGGTGGGCTGTTCGATACCCCAGGGATCGGGAACGTAAATGCCAGGCAGATCGACATGGAGATCATTCCAATCGGGACCATCCCAAGGCAGGCACAGATTGAGGTGTATGTCCGGGTGTGCTTGGGCGAGCAGGCCAGCGAATGGATCCAAAAGGGCGTGTTCTTTTTTTCCACGCGGGAACTGGATAAGGTATCCGGCATCCTCACGGTAACTGGCTACGACGCTATGCTCAAGGCGGAAAATGTCTGGCTCAACGAGGATTATGTGTATGATAACTGGCCCATGCCCCAGGAAACTGCTGTGGCGGACATTGCCCAACGCATGGGCGTTTCGGTGGATCCCCGCACGGTTCTCTCCGATGATTTCCCCGTTGAGTATCCTGTGGACGAAGAAGGGGACCTCACCATGCGGGAGGCGCTGTCCTTCATCGCCGTTTCCGACGCGGGCAACTGGATCATCACCGACGAAGGAAAGCTGCGATTGATCCGCTTTGGAGATATCCCGGAACAAGCGGGGTACCTGGTGACGGAGTATGGCCAGCCCATCCAGTTTGCGGGGGGGGTGTTGATCCTTGTCTGATTCTATTTTTCTGGGGTCACGAGCGGGAAGCCTGGATATCGGGGACATCCCGTCCAACATCTCTCGCGTGAATCTCAGTGTAGACAGCGAAACCTATTACACCGCAGGGAATGACACGGGGAGAACGCTGGAGGTCACCTGCGCCTGGGCGTCCCAGGCTATGGCAAACTCCATTCTCGCCGCTGTGCAGAATGTGGAGTACCAGCCATACACCGCAGGGGAGGCCCTGATAGACCCGGCCGCAGAAATCGGAGACGGCGTTGTTGTTGGCGGGATCTATTCCGTTATCGCCAATGACAACATGTCGTTTTCCCGCCTATATAATTCCGAGATATCTGCGCCTGACCTGGACGAGGTGGATGACGAATATCCCTATGAATCGCTGGAGCGCCGGCAGTACGACCGGGAGCTAGCCAGAACGCGGTCCATGATATCCAAGTCCGCCGGCGAAATCCTCCTACAAGTAGAGGGTATCGCAGAGGATTTGGAGGGACGGATATCCAGCATTTCCGTGAAATTGGATTCCATCACACTTTCGGTGTCCAACGGGTCAACATCGTCCACCATTGAGTTGAAAGCCGGCGAGACCACGATTTCCAGCGAAACCATTCAAATGGATGGCCTCGTTACGTTTACCGGCCTGTCCTCCGGTACAACTACCATCAATGGGGCCTGTATCAAAACTGGCCAGATTGACGCGGACCGTCTGAATCTCACGGGGGCCATTACATTTTCCGACCTGTCCAGCTCCGTCCAGGGGGATATCAACGACGCGCAGAGCACGGCAAACAGCGCGTACAGCCTGGCAAACGCGGCCAACAACACTGCCAATAACGCAGAAGATAAGGTCGAAGCGTGGAGTTACCGGGGCACCACATACATCGACGGCTCAAAAATCCAAACCGGCACCGTGGAGGCATCCATACTGCGCGGCGGTACGGTGGAACTGTTGGCGTCGGGAGGGAGCACGGTCGGCTCCATCGAAATCACATCCACGACCACCGGCGTCGGTCTGGAATTCGTTACGAACCGTGGCGGTATGCGCATGACATCTGCCGGTAACTGGTGGGTGGATACCACAAACTGCTCGTTTGGCACAACGTCCACCGGCCGTTTTTCGTTCAGTAACTCCCCGACGCCCAGTTCCGATGGGTCTGTAACCCTCGGTCGCAGCACAATCCGGTGGGGGGATGTGTATTCCGTCAACGCGGCTATAAACACGGGCGACCTCAACTTCAAAAAAGACGTGGAATACGGGCTGGACCGCTTCCTTTCTGTGTTCGACGCGCTGCGTCCGGTTTCGTTCAAGTTCGTCGACGGGCAAAGCGACCGTACCCACATGGGGATTATCGCGCAGGACCTCGAGGAAACTCTGTCGGAGCTGAACATCCCAACGAAGGACTTCGCGGCGTTCATAAAATCCTGGGGAATTGATGAAGAAACCAAAGAGGGTAGCTATCGCTACGCGATCCGCTACGGGGAATTCATCCCTTTGCTGATCTACCAGGTACAAAAAATAAAGGAAGCCCTAAAGGACAAAGGAGTGATTTCTTGACTATGACGAAGGTTCAGGAATATTTAGACCAGGCGTTTAAATACATCTCCGCCATCCCCGTATCTGGGGAACAGGTGGAGATCATGGCGCGGGCCAGGGAATTGCTCCGGATGGCCTATGCTGAGGCTGGAAAGGACGCAGCGGAGGTGAAACAGGATGGCTAATGTACCAAAGGCGATTACCGACTTGCCGGTAGCCTCCGCCATGGGGGACGATGATCTGCTCGTTGTCTCCCAAAATGCAACCACATCCAGCATCAAAGGGGAGCTTATCAAGGGGTACGCCCAAAATGCAGTTGCGTCTCAGGTAACAGCCGCCCAAACCGCAGCGAACCAGGCTGGCCAATCCGCCACCCAGGCTGAGGCAGCCAGACAGGGCGCAGCGGCGGCACAGACCGCGGCGGAAAACGCCCAGGACGCAGCGGAAACGGCGAGGGACCAATCCGTTGCCGCTGCCGGCACCATCGGCGACTCTGTGGAGCAGGCGCAGACAGCGGCGGGGCAGGCATCCAGCGCAAGGGACGCTGCTGTTGCCGCCCAGTCTGCCGCAGAGACCGCGAAAACGGCGGCCGAAACTGCCAGTGGGCAGGCCCAAACGGCAGCCACCCAGGCATCTGGGAGTGCTACTGCTGCACAAACAGCTGCGACCCAGGCAGGCGACGCAAAGACGGATGCCGAGACCGCCCGCAACGAGGCGGAGACCTCCGCGTCCTCCGCTGCAAATTCCGCCTCCGATGCAGAGAGCGCAGCCACAGAGGCAGAACAAGCGAAAACCTACATCGAAAATATGGACATGGAGGGGGAAACGCTCCCAGCGGGATCATCCGTTACCGTGACCAAAACCACCTCTCCAGGGGGGAACCTGCTGTTTGTGATCGGGGTGCCTCAGGGGATCCAAGGCGACAAGGGCGACCCGGGTGAAACTGGCGCAACTGGTCCCCAGGGCGTGAGCGTTACCAACGCAACCGTAAACGAGGACGGCGACCTGGTTATCACCCTCTCTGCCGGGGATCCCATCAACGCGGGCTCCGTTATCGGTCCCAAGGGCGAACAGGGAGATGTTGGCCCGACTGGCGCAAGCGTTGACCATATAGACCGTACATCCGGAACCGGTGCGCCTGGTACAATTGACACCTATACCGTCTACCTCACCGACGGGCAGACTGGCGGCACATTCCAGGTATACAATGGGTCCAACGGTACCGGCTCCGGTGATTTCATGGCGGATGGGTCGGTGCCCATGACTGGTGACCTCCAAATGGGCGGGCACGTTGTGACAGGCATGGCCGATGGCACAGAGCCCACAGACGGTGCCACAGTCGGTCAGCTGGCTGGAAAGCTGGATTCCCCGGACGGCGGAACGGCGGGGCAAGTACTGACCAAGACAGCGAATGGAAGCGCGTGGGAAAGCGCGCCTAGTGGTCTCCCTGATGGTGGCACCGAAGGTCAGATGCTCTATAAGTCTGCTGATGGGGCTGCGTGGGGTGACAAGCCGGTGATGGTGGTGACTGTTGCCGAAGGAGAAAGTGGACTCACATCCAATAAAACTGTGGCAGAAATTAAAGAGGCCCATTTAAATGGGTTCTATATTTTTGTGAATTATAGTATTGGAGGGTACGACAATCTTCTCCCTCTTTTTGCAGCTAAATATATAGAAACAGACGAACCGTCGTTCGATTTCGTGTCTTATGTGTACTCGCGTACTGGCAGAATTTTAACCGGACTTGATGTCGGGGAAATAGAGATCTACACAATTGATGGAAAAGATTATACTCGGCTTTCTGCTTATAGTGGCGGATTGTTTCCTCTGAACGAAGGGAATCAAGGCGAAATCCTATACTTGTCGAAAGATGATACGGCACATTGGGGTCCCTCCCCAAAAGGGATCCCTGATGGCGGCACCACCGGCCAAATCCTCACCAAAACCTCCACGGGCGAAGAATGGTCCGACGCACCCAGCGGATTACCTGAAGGTGGTACCGAAGGTCAGGTCATCAAAAAGACCGCAGACGGTGCAGAATGGGATGAAGCTGATTGGTTGCCGTTGAGCGGGGGGACTATGAGTGGCGATATTGGCATAGATATTCCTAACAACACCAATTTTTTAATAGGACAGAATGGGTTTGTTTCTTCGAATGGCCAAAGCGGTCTTGGAATAAAATTGCGCCGTCAGCTTGACGGAACTCATATAACACTGGGAAATAGCAACGGCGGTCCTACAATTATGTTAAGTCCGAATTCTGATGGTGGAGCCGGATTTATAGATATTGAAGCTCAAAAAACTGAAATAAAGGGAGTAGTGGACCCAACCAATCCTGGGGACGCAGCCAATAAACGATACGTCGATACTCAACTTTCCGCCAAACTAACCACCCCCACCGGGACCAAAGGCCAACTCCTCGGATTCACCGCAGACAACACGGTTGGCGCTGTGGATGCGCCTGAAAGCGGCCTCACTCAGGAGCAGGCGGATGAAAGGTATTTGCGGTTGACGGGGGGGACTATGACGGGGCCGATATACTTAAACGCTGTAGATTCCCCAAAGAGTATTCTCAGCATAAGAGGAATTCCCAACGCTCAGAGTATTGTTCGTGTCCAAACGAATAGAGGGGCTACATTATTTTATTTTCAGAGTGTTGATCCCCTTCTTTATGGCTCTATTGTTATTGTCCCAGAATCTAACAATCCCGATGGCCCATGCCGGGTTGCTAATATTGCAACCCCAATTAGCGATACCGACGTCGCCAACAAAGCCTATGTTGATTCCAAGGCCCCCACCTCCGTCACCGTCACCCTTTTCTCCTCCTCTTGGTCTAACAACACCCAGACCGTTACAGTCTCCGGTGTGTCTGCAACTGAGACCGCACAACTCATCACACCAACACCCGCTATTGCATCTCAGTCTGCATACTATGAGGCCGGGATCATGTGTACCGGGCAGGCTGCAAACAGTCTGACCTTTACCTGCCAGACTGTGCCTACAAGTAATCTGACCGTGTATGTCGTTATTCAACCGCTAAACTGATAGGAGGTACGTTATGATTCAGAATCCTAGTGTTGCGGGGAGTGGGGGAAACGCGGAGAATGTCTCAGTTGCCTTTAAGTATGGTCCGGCAGTGGTTTATTGCTATTATTCGACAATAGAAAACGGCTCTATCATCGAAAAACATTTGGATGTTTCTGGTCAAACCATCTCAGCCGCTAAAGGCAGCATTATTATTGCATTTACAGATCCTACTTACAATGTATTGTTGAACGCAAGTGGGGTCAGAACGATTGCAACGTTTTATAATGTCCCAGGAGAGGACATGGATATAAGCGAATTTCCGGTTGTATCAGCGCAGACAGTTACCGTAAGGGTTTACGAGGCAACCGGATGATGGAAATGTTGATTACGTTGATATCCGTCGCCCTCGGATCCTCCGGCCTATCTGCCATCATCGTAGCAATCCTCAACCACAGGTGGGCCACGAAGAAGGGGACAAGCACGAAGCTGGATGCCCTCCTGGAAGCGCAAAAGGTCCTTATGATTGACCGGGTGCGGTATCTCGGCGAGCGCTACATCATCCGAGGGCACATCACTCTGGACGAAAAAGAGAACCTGGTCGAGATGTATCAGGCATATAAAAATTTGGGAGGGAACGGGCATCTCAAAACTGTTATGGAGGAGATAGGCCGGCTCCCAATGCACGGAGAGGAAGTGAAGAAATGAGTGAGAAATGGAAACTCTGGTGGCGCGCGGCTGGCGTCCGGGCCATCAAAACCTGCGCACAGGCTGCGGTGGCGGCAATCGGGGCATCTGCTGTACTGTCGGATGTCAACTGGATTACCGTGGTTTCTACTGCGGTGCTGGCCGGCGTGCTGTCGCTGTTAACATCCGTGGCAGGGCTGCCGGAAGTAAAACAGGAGGTGAGTACTGGTGAGTAATAGTAAGCTAGTTGTATACACGAAATTGTCCCCTCACTGCACGAAGCCCAGACAGGGTAAGATCAAGGGCATCTCCATCCATACGATGGCTGGCCCTGGCAGTGTAGAGGGCTGCGGTCAAGTGTTCCAGACCTCAGAGGCATCCTCTCACTACGGCATCGGGCCGGATGGCCGAATCGGACAGTACGTGCTCGAGGAGAACCGGGCCTGGTGCTGCTCCCACAAGGTGGACCATGAGGTGGTGACCATTGAGGTCTCCAGCATCCAGGCGTATCACGAGCCCTACGAGTGCACGGCGGTGGCCTACCAGAGCCTCATCGACCTTTGCGTGGACATCTGCCGGCGAAACGGCATCAAGAAATTGATCTGGAAGGAAGGCAAGCAGTATTGCCCGGCTTTCACAGGAAACTGGGCGGTGTGCAATATGGTGCCCCACCGGTACACCACGGACAAGGGCAAGTCGTGCCCTGGCAACTACTTATTTGGCAAATATGGCGAAATCGCAGATCGTGTGAACGCTCGACTGAAAGGAGAAGATGACGATATGGATATCAACAAGCTGCTGTCCGAAATGACCAACGAACAGGCGTACGAACTGGTAAAGAAGGCCGAGATCCATGCGGCAACCCTGCCGGATGATGACTGGTCCAAGAAGGAAGGCTGGTGGGAGAAGGCGAAGGAGGCTGGCGTCTCCGATGGCTCCTCCCCCGTGCGCCACATGAAGCGCAACGAGGTTGTGGCCATCCTCGGCAGACTGGGGTTGCTGAAATGATCATACACAACCCCGAGAACCTGCCGGAGGAAATCGTCCAGGCAGCCATCCAGATGATGGAGCAGGAAGAGGGCCGAAAGGTCGTGGAGATCTCCATCCGCCGCACTGGCAACCCGGATGAGTACGGAATCACCCCTGTATTTGAGAAGGTGCCATTCCAGCGGATCAGACGGATCACCGGCTATCTGGTGGGAGACCTGGGCCGTTTCAACGATGCCAAAAGGTCTGAGGTCATGGACCGGGTGAAGCACGGGATGTGAAAAAAAGAGGCCCTCCGCGAGCCTCTTTTCCGTGTATGCAATAGGTATGCAATAGCCAAATTTTTCGAAAATCAATTTGAAAAAGAGAGCAACAAAAAAGTTCCGAAAACCACCTATTTAGGTTAGTTTTCGGAACTTTTGGTCCGAGTGTTGAGATTCGAACTCAAGGCCTCTTGAACCCCATACATGCCAAACCCTTTGAGCCTCAACGGTTTGCGGCTCTATTGTGTGCAATTTGTATGCAGTAGGCCAAATTCAAAGTGCGTCGGTTATTTTCCGCAAATCCTCCAAATCAACGTCCTGATAATGCCGTAGCATTTCATTCGATGTGTGCCCTATCAATTCCAGCTTGTCCTTGTCTGACCCCTTAACTCGTTTAAGCAGGGTAGCAAATGTATGGCGGCAGGAGTGCGGAGTGTACCGGTGATACCCAAATTCATTCACTGGATTTTCCATTCCGATTGCATCCAGGACGGAGTAGAACAACTCGCGATATTCTGCGATCGGCATCTCGCCTCCATCCTGGCGACAGAAGATCGGCCCTCCAATTTTGTTGGCGGTGAGGCGGTCAATAATTGGCTGGATTTTCGGGGAGATGGTTACAACCCTGTTTTTCCCGGCGGTTGTCTTTATCCCCGCCCGGAACACCTTTTCCTTGCGGTCATACTGAGAGGCGTCCAAGGTGAGCAGTTCGGAGGGGCGGTACCCCAAGTAGCATTGGCACAACACATAGTCCGCACCAGGCACGGTATCCTGCGCCTTCTCTAAGGCCTCTACAGCGCTCTCAGGCAGGCCTTCCCTCGGGCCGGTATCTGTACCCCCAACGCGCAGGTACTCGCCCAGGTTGAGCCGTGCGAGGCCGCGAGGGATGGCGTATTTGTAGATCAGCCCGCAAACAGCCTTCATGTTCTGTTGGGTACGCTTCCCTTTTGGACAATCGTCCATGCAATCCTGTAAATCCTCTATGGTGATGTAGTCCAGTTTATACCCCCAAACCGGCTTAAACCATTTCATTGCCGCCTGGTAGCAGCCCATCGTGGACGCACTTGCTTGGTGGGTCGGAAACCACAGGTCGTACACTTGGCGGAACGTGCGGGCCTTCGTTGCTGGCTCTCGCCCGAGGATGGAGAGATACTCTAACGCCTCCCGTTTGGTCTTAAAGCCTCCCTTGGTTCGCACCTCCCGGTGCAGCTTGTCCTCGGAGACGTAGTAGCCCAGCGTCTTGGCCGCTGTCCATGTTTTTCCACGCTTGTATACGGTGCCGGTCCCGTTTCCGCGGGATTTTGAGGCCTGGCCGGATGTGACCTTCGCCCCGCACTGAGGGCAGTATTTCGACTTTTCCGGCAGTTCGGCATGGCATTTCTTGCATTTCACTTGCAATTCCTCCTATCTTTGGGTAAAATAGAAGGGCAGTACCCTGTCCAAAGTTTACTGCCCCTATAGCCGTCCTCGGTGTTGGTAGCACCGGGGGCGGTTGTTTTATGTGCTTTTATGCGAGAGTGGCCGGGTCGAATGTTTTGGTGGCCTGGGTTCCGTCGCCGAGGAATTCCTGGGCGATTACCTGCACAGGAGATTCGCTCGTTAGAGTGAACACCAGCTGGAATTCATTGCTTCCGCCGGGCTGCACGTTCAAGGATTCTGAGCCGGCATCGAAATCTTCGGACCCAATGATGGCTCTTTCAAGTTGCACGCCGTCCTGGTATGCCTCAACCATTAAGGCCAACATAGGGGATGTCGTTTCGTCACTGTTGTTTGTAAATGTGAGATTTACAAGGAATGCTTCCTCCCCGGTGTAATCATCGGAGATCATGCCTGCATCCCCGATGGAAACCTCATAATCCCCAACGGTCGCACTGGACGTGTCCGCCGGCTCCTGGGTTTCCTCGGTTGTGGTGGTATCCGCAGTCTCGCCCTGGTCGGTAGATGCTGTGTCATCTCCACTACAGGCGCACAGGCTCATGGCCAACAGGGACCCCAATAGGATGATTGCTACTCTCTTTTTCATGGTTATTTCCTCCGTTATATATTTTTCAGCCGCCCTCGGCGGCGGGGGAATGAAGTTAGTACCCGACGGCAGACACACCGTATTCTGCCTGCTCCTGGGTGAAGCCCTCGAAAACAAGTTGATCAATGAGCCCCTGTCGGGAGAAAGAGGAATAGTCGAGATAGCTTTGCGCTTTCTTGGCAGCTTGCTCGTTCCAGTCTGCGCCGCAGTTATCTACGCCGTAAGTAGCTTCTTCGGTAGAAAACCCTTCGTATTCGAGTTGGTCAATCAGACCGGAACGGGAGAAGGATGTGTAATTGAGATAGCTTAACGCTTTCTCTAAGGCGTTGAGTTCTCCCATGGAAGCATCCGGTTCTTTGCTTTCTGCGGTATCGCTATAATTAGACGCTTCACGGACAGAGTCGTAGATAGCGGATATATCATTAGAGTAATCATATGGAGAGTCAGTTCGTACGGCAAAGGAAAACAGCGTATATCCAGAGCTACAGTCAAATCCGCATATATACGATTGCATGTTGTATCCTTCGATCAGTGATAGATATGACACGAATGCAAAATCTTTTCCTTGAGCGTTTGTTCCATATTGCTTGGTAATAAGTTGATACGAATCCGAACCGCTCTCAACGCCAGATAAAAACTCAGAAAAGATTGTATCATCTAAAATTGATCCAGTTGTATTAACCATGGACACCATCATCAGATCGAGCCCATCTCCAGATGGCGGGTAAAAATAAGAAGCAGATCCGTTGGAGGCGTTCCTGAATGTCCATGTTGTCGGAACATCAAAAAACAGTGAATCAATATAATACTCTGTTGTACCGGTCTGAAAGTCGTTCGTTTTTGCTTGCTCGGTCTCCACGCTGGATTGCTGAGGTTCTTCCTGCCCAACTTCTTCGTTCGGCCCATCATCCTCTCCACACCCAACCAAACACAACGCAAGTGCGACACTGAGGATCAGGGGAATCGCTCTCTCTTTCTTCATTGCTGTTCCTCCATCAAAAGTTATTTTTCTATTTTAAACGGGGAAAAATTCGACTTTAACGACAAGGCCGAGAATTTCAACCGTTGTTTTCTTCCGATCGTAAACGAAAGGGTGATTCTCTGGGTTCGTGGACTGTGGCATAAGGGTTATAATATCGCCGTTCCTAGAGAACCGTTTTAGTGTTGCGTCCTGACCGTCGATCAAACACACAGCTATTTGGCCGTTCTCTACTTCTGGCTGGCGTCGAACGATGACGATATATCCATCCTTTATTCCAGCGGCATCCATGCTGTCTCCTCGCACCTTTAGGCCAAAATACTCCGCTCCACCGTTTAGGTCTGTGTAAGTGTATCCTTCAATGTTTTCTTCTGCATAGATAGGCGTTCCGGCAGCAATCCTTCCCAATATTGGGATCTTGTGCAGGCCGGATGTATCTATACTCTTTGCGCTGGGAGGCAGTGGGCTTGGTTCGTTGCTCCACCCCATAAGAAAGGCAGGGGTTGTGTTGATAGCTTCTGCAATTGGTTTCAGCTTGTCTATACCCATCTTGTTTATTTCTCCGCTCTCATATCTATATACCGTGGACGGAGAAACACCGAGCTTTTCAGCGACGGCCTCAGCACTCATCCCTAGCTCTTTTCTTCTGCGCTTCAATCGTTCGCCTACAGACATGGTACACACTCCTTTGTTAACTCGAGTCAAATTATACCCCACATCTCGCATTATTGCAAGCAAAAAGGCGTTGGAAACTCGCTTTTGTGCAAGATATATAGTTTCTTGTGCGTATAATTGGGTAAAATCCCGTCTTGTAAACTTGCGAAAATGCGAGTATTATATATTTAGAAATTGCGGATGCGCAAAATCAAGCTGTATTGGAGGTGACGGTGATGCCAATTGATACCGTAGCTCTCAAGATGAGGATGTCGGCCAAGGGAATTACTGTTAGCGATCTGGCAAAAATTTTGGGCATTGATGAGAGCACGTATTACCGGAGAATGTCCAACGATGGAGATACTTTTACGGTCGGGGAAGTTCAAAAAATTGTCGAAACCTTAAGAATATCGAAGCGGGATGCCACAGCAATTTTTTTGCCCTGATACTCGCGTTCCCGCAAGAAAACACAGAAGAGAGGTGAAAAAGTTGAACGATGAAACCCTGCTCGAGAATCTGCGGGCCAGAGACACAAAGCGAAAGGCCTGCAAAAAAATCGCCCTCGCACTGCTGCAACAGTGCAAGGACGAAGGATTGACCGTTGGCGATTTGGAGTGTGTCTTTGAAATCGCAAGGTCCCGTGGGATGGAGACTACTCTCCGCGCTGGATTAACTCTTGAATGAAAGATTCGTTACGGCTCATTACAAAGCCATAGGCTGCGCAGTAGTCTTCCAAAAACTGTTCGATTTTAGACTGAGACTCTTCGAACGACATCTTGGCGTTTTCTGATGCGGCAAAGGCAACCGCGATGTTATGAGCCAACTTTTCACGATCCACAAAATCACCTCCTTTCCGCGCCATTGTATCACAGGCAGGAACGAAGGTAAATAGAGGGGCACACTTATGTATCCGCAAGAAAACACAGAAGAGAGGTGATCACTGTGACCATTCTTATTGATGGCGACCCCAAAGAAATCGCCGCCTTCCTGCTGGAGATGGGAAGGCAGCGACTCGGGGGGCCATGCAAGGTTGAAGTCCCGTTGGAAATTGATGGGAAAAGGGTCATAAGGGACTTTGCGAATGATCCGTGGTTTCTGCATCTGAAAGAAGAGTTTGAAGCCGAACAGGAGTGATTACCCATGTTCAGAAATCCACGCAATGATACCGGCGTAATGTTCTACGACAAGGCCAAGGAAGAACGTTGCAAGCGGTACGAGCGCAGACAATACAGAAACCTTATTTTGAAAGCGGCGTTGACGTTTGTCTTCGGCTTGTTGGTCTCGCACTTTCTCGAACTCTGATAGGGCATCTCTCCCCGCTTGCGTGATGATGTAACTATCAGGCGCTTGAGACTTCCCGAGCCGCCCTAGATCAACTGTTGCAAAGTGATGGATTTTTACGTATCCGTCCCGCTTCAAATAGACGAGGGATTCGTATTCGTCCCTCTTAGGAGAGTACGGATCGATATACTTCTTGAGCTCGTTGTAGCTATGTTCAGAAATCATCTTACAGCCTCCCTTCAAAATCATCATACACGACGAATGACCTGGAGGCAACAAGAATGAGGAGGCGATACCAACGAATCCATTCCTTGCAGCCGTCATCGTTTGGGTCGCTGTCATAGTAGCGACCGTCATTGTAAACGGAGGCACGCCATGACCTACCAGGAAATCATCGCGAGCACAAAAGACGTGCTCACCCCTGCCGACATCGCCCCGGTGCTCGGGTGCGACCCGCAGAAAATCCGGGTGCAGGCGAAGCAAACCCCGGAATCAATCCCATTCCGGTTTATCTTTATTGGAAACCGTATGAAAATCCCGCGTCTTGGGTTTATCGCCTGGGCGGAGGGAAGGAAAGAGGAGGAAACACAATGAACGCACTGTTAGAGAGAAAGGCCGCTTTGGCTGAGGACACTATGATAAAGGCCATTGCGCCGGTCATGCGCAAGCGGGCTGAAATGCGGCGGAAAGCGGACCGTATTGCAAGAATCAACGCGTCGCTCCAAAAAGCGGGGATTCCCCTGCGGGTGGTGCAGTGAAGTACCGTATCTGCCGCATGTGTGGTTTGCGGTGGAATGTATCCGCAATTTTCCCTGGGGAGAAAATCTATATTTGCCCCAGGTGTGAAAGGAGACGAACTCGTTGATCGGCTCATACGATGCGACACAAAAACGAATGACACGCTACTGTAGGATCCCTCAGCCGTGCGTGTATTTTGTCCAAGGGTCCTGTGAATATATGGCCATAGAGAAGCACAGAAGGCCGTGCAAACCAGGGGATGAATGCACCGTAAAGCGCGTGATGGATGGCCCCAGAAAGAAGGTTTGGCCGCTCAGCACTACGGAGGCCACCATGAAAAAGCTGTATGACAGCGGGCATAGTGACCCTGTAATTGCGCAGGCATGTGATGTTAGTCGCGGAATGGTCCTACGATGGCGCAAAAAAAATAATCTCCCTCCAAATGGGAGAGGAGGCCGCCCATCCCAAAATAAGTAGGAACAAATCAGAAGGAGGATTTTTAATGGAGTACAACCCTTTTCCCCGTAAAGTGCAGATGGACGTTACTGCACAGATGGTTCAGAAGTGGATCAAGGACGAGGCCTTGCAAGATTTTCTGGATTACCTCACCGTAGCCAACCCATGCGTCCTGTCTGGCTATTTGACCGAACGGCAGGAACTCTTCGAGGACTGGATCCTCTCCGGGGGAGGTGCGCAGTAATGGGGGTCAGCGTCCTGATTTATGGCCGCTCTGGATCCGGTAAGAGCCGCAGCCTCAAGAACTTCACTGAGGATGAGATCTTCCTGGTAAATGTGATCGGGAAACCTCTGCCGTTCCCTGGCCGGTTCAAATATACCGCAAAGACCGACAGTTACGGAACCATCCAGAAGGGTCTGAAAACCATGCCCACCAAGGCGGCTGTCATTGATGACGCCGGGTATCTTCTCACCAATACATTTATGCGGGGACACTCCGCCCCCAAAAGCGGCAGCAGCAGCTTTGATCTCTACAACGACATTGCGGATTCGTTCTGGGATCTCCTACGGTTCATCCAAAACGACCTCCCCGAGGACGTGATTGTGTACATCATCATGCACGAGGCGACCTCCGACTACGGGGAAACCAAATTGCGGACCATCGGGAAGCTGCTGGACGAAAAGGTTTGCATCGAGGGCATGGTCACTATCTGCCTCCGCTGCATGGTGGAGGGTGACCGTCACTATTTCCGCACCCAGTCCTCCGGCATGGACATAAGCAAGTCCCCAGAGGAAATGTTCCCACTTGAGATTGAGAACGACCTCAAGGCCGTCGATACTCGCATCCGGGAATACTGGGGCCTGTCTCCCCTGACGGGAGGTGCGCCGGATGCCTGAGTTTTCTCGCGGCGTAAAAGAGTACATCCGCGCTCGGGCAGTCGTAGAGGTCACCTTCCCCGTGGACTTCCGGGACAACGCAGAGATCAATTGCTACCAGTGCAAGTACTACCGCCGCAACTACCGCAGCTGCGGCCTAAACGGGGAAATCTGCGAGTATCCCGACAAGTACATCGGGAGCAGATGCCCCCTCACTTTCTATTCAGCTGACAAGGAGGACAAGCAAAATGAGGAAAATTGATTGGAACAACGTCCAAGAAATGGGGGACTTCACCCCCGTCGCACCCGGCGGTTATGTGGCTGCCATCACAGAAGTGGAGGACCATGAAGCCGACGAATTTCTCATGGTTTGTTGGGATTTCGTCGAGCAGCCCTATCGAGGCCGCAACACCCAGACGCACAAGGACCGGGGATACTGGCCCATGCGGTTCCCTCGCAGCTACAAAGAGTCCGCCCTGGGCTATTTCAAGGCATTTAAGACCGCCCTGGAAAAGTCTAACTCCGGTTACACCTTCCGCGAGGACAACCTCCAGGACATGCGCCGGAAATACATCGGCGTGGTCATCGGAATGAAAGAGTACATTGCCAAGGATGGCACCGTGAAAACCCGTCCCACCGTCCGCCAGACCCGAAGCGTGGATTCTATCCGAAACGGAGACTTCAAGGTCCCCGAGCTGAAAACCCTCCAGAATGGCGCAAGGGCCTACGGTGGAGAAAATCCCTCCGGCTTCGCGGACATCACCGACGAACCGGACGATTCTTTGCCGTTCTGAGAAAGGAGGGTACCCATGGAAAAACTGCTTCTCACCAGCAAGGAGGCCGCCCAGGCTCTCAACATCAGTGTAGATACCCTGGACATGCTGCGGAACAGTGGCAAGATCCGCGCCGTCAACATCGGTGCAAGGGTGTATTACTCTCCGGACGAACTGAGGGCCTTTGTGACCAAGGAAGGGCCTATCGGGTGATCGGATGCCGAACAGAATCATAAAGGAGAGCATTGCAGTATCTGAAAAAATCGCCTCTCTTACTGATTTTGAGTTTCGGATTTGGGTTGCATTGATTACGTTGGCCGATGATTACGGCAGAGGGGACGCCCGCACCGCCATTATAAAAGGCCGGGCGTTCCCTCTCCGGGAAAGCGTTACGCAAAAGAACATTGATACTGCTCTTCACAGTTTGGCGTCCAAAAATTGCGTATCCCTCTATTCAGTAGGCGGGAGACCATACTTTTGCTTTCCAACTTGGAGCGAACATCAAAGAGTTCGGACCCGTACGTCAAAATATCCCGGGCCAGAAGAATCCGACAGGTCAGAACACTCCGCGGAATCTTGCGGCAACTCGCCGCAACTCGCCGCGGATTGCAGCCTTAATCCAATCCAATCCGAATCCAATCCTAATCCGAATCAGAATCCGAATCCTAACGCGCGTGCGCGCGGGGACGGCGCTTTCGATCGCTTTTGGACTGAGTATCCCAAAAAAGTTGGAAAGGGACAGGCTCAAAAGGCATTCTCCAAGGTCTCCGTACCGGTTGAAACGCTGATCGATGCCGTCCAGAGGCAAAAAGGAAGCGTTCAATGGCAAAAAGACGGTGGGCAGTATATCCCGAATCCAGCCACCTGGCTGAATCAAAAGCGCTGGGAAGATGATCTCGATAGCTTAAACATGGGAGGAGGTGTAACGCATGGAGGCGCTTTCCCAAACTCTGGGCCAATTATTGAAAAACTCCCCGCCGCCTCAGACGGTTGGTGGGATGACTGAGTATGACTTTGTAGCGTCCGAGCGGAGACGCGTGGAGCTGTTCAACGCCACAGAGGGCAGCTTAAAGGGCTATGATTGCCCGGAGTGCAGGAATCGTGGATATTTCATGGCGGTCAAGGGCAATGGGGAAGTCTTTTCCAGGCCGTGCCGTTGCCAAACAATCCGGGCGGCAATGGCTGCAATGCAAAAGAGCGGTCTCCCCTCAGAGATGTTGGAGGGCTGCACTTGGGACGGATGGGAAACCCCGGAAGCCTGGCAGCGAATGGCCCTTGATATGGCTACGGAATATGTCAATGCAATCCGTTCCGATAAACCGTCGTGGTTTGTGATTTCCGGTGTTCCAGGCTCTGGGAAAACCCGCCTCTGCACAACCATCTTCCGGGCAATTGTAGAGGGTGGAAAGCGTGGTCTGTACATCTCCTGGCGGGATTTTGCCAGGAAAGCTAAAAGTGCCGGAAATGATGGCGACGGGTTTGAAGCTATCGTTCTCCCCGCGAAGAAAACGCCCGTTTTGTACCTGGATGATTTTTGGAAAGGATCTGTCAACCCGGCAGACGTGAACCTGGCCTTTGAGTTGCTCAATCCCAGATACACAAGCCAGCTTCCCACTATCCTTTCCAGCGAGCACACTCTGGAGGCGATCATCAGGGGCGATGAGGCCATCGGATCCCGGCTCTACGAGATGTCAGATGGCTTTTATATCGACTGTTCCAGAGCAAAAAATTGGCGAACAATGAGGAGGCACACATGATTCGAAAAGGAAACGTTTACAAACTTCGCCAACACGGCGACCCCGGCAACGGCATGACTGTCCTGGTTCTCTCCGGGGAACAGGCCAACCGGGAGACCGGCCACATCGTGGTGGCCCCCATCGTCCAGGGGCGGGCGAAACTGTTTGATGGCAGCATAACTCGCCCGGATGTGCAGTTTCGCGGGCATGTGCATCATGTCTGCCTGGATAGGATGCGCAATGCGCCGGAGCACATTCTGCGGCGTGGCCTCGGGTCGTTGCCTTATACCGAGATGGCGGCTGTAGAGGCATCGCTGTGCCGCCTGCTGGAATTGTGAGGGGCCTATGTGGGAGATAACCGTGAAACTCCGCCCCATCCCCTCCAGCGCCCAGAATCCCCAGGGGAGCAGGGAATCCATCGCCATGGACCTGGAGAAATACGGACATGTGCAATACGTGGAAATCCGGGAGACAGATACCCCGGAGCAGATGCAGATAGGAGGAGCCTATGATATTAACCGGCAATGAAATTAAGCTCCAGCATGAGGCAGGAAACATTGTGATCGAGCCGTGGAACGAGAAGCGGCTGAACCCCAACAGCTACAACGTCTCCCTGGCCCCGGAGTTGATGGTCTACACCGAGGCCTGCCTGGATCCCCGCCAGGATAACCGGACGCGGACCATAACCATCCCCGAGGAGGGCCTGGTGCTCACCCCCGGGAAGCTCTACCTGGGACGCACCAACGAGTGGACGGAGACATACGGATTGGTTCCCAAGCTGGAGGGCCGTTCCTCCATTGGCCGCCTGGGGATGTTCATCCACGTTACCGCCGGGTATGGTGACGTAGGTTTCCGGGGTTACTGGACCTTGGAGATCGTCGCCGTGGAACCTGTGCGCATCTACCCCAACATGCAGATCGGGCAGCTGTCCTATCATCCTGTGTGCGGAGAAGTGGTAAATCAGTACCAAGGCAAATACCAGGACTCCCGAGATGTTGTATCCTCCCAGATTTGGAGGGAGATGCAATGAGAAAGTTAATGCAGAGCCCCTTCGAGAATGATCCATTTTGCCTGCTGCTCGAGGCATTCAAGGAACTTTATCCGGAGAAAGCAGGAAATTTTCAGGCGAGTTGGAATCCAGATATAAAGGACGGATTCGGACGCACTGGATTTGGAGACGGTAAACCTCCGTTGATTGAGTTGAACGCGAATGAACCTGTTGTGATACAGACAGAAACATTCGCGCATGAGTTGGCTCATGTTGCAGTTGGAATTGAAGCTGGGCACGGAAAAGAATGGCAAAAGGCTTTTGATAGAATCCACGAACGATATGAAAAACTTTGCGAAGAGTTGTTTTGTGAAGGCGATGAAGGAGACAAAAGTGAAAGCCACTAAAGAACAAGCCGCCGAATGGTTTGAAAAAATGCATCCTCCCGGCCCTGCCGCTCGGGAGATGTATCGAATGGCGGCAGAGGCGGGCGTACTGGTGCCGTGCCCGCAATGTGAAAGCAAGGAGGAAACGACATGAATACTTTGGCAGCATTTGCGATGGGAGAAGCCACCCGCGGGAAAGAGAAGATGGTTTTCGATTGGAATACGGCGGCGATGTTGATCCGGGAAAAGCGTCCAGAGATTGCAAGGGCAGGACTGCGCGGCGACTGGGAGTACACCGGTGGGACAATTTACAAAGGTGGGAAACCGGTCAAAAACACGTATACCTATCTTGCGTCAACCTGGGCTGTCCCAGAACTTGATATGGACGGAGAAATCGTCGAATGCTATTGTATGCAGCATGAGGCGCCACGGTGGGACGCAAATACAAAATGGCCATACAGCGCACTAGCCATTTTGTCCGAAGCGGATGAAGAGGAGGAAGCGCCATGAGCATGACGCGGAAAGAAGCCATAAAGGTATTGAAAAATGGAGGAATCGAGGTCTGTGGAGAAGCAGACAGGATTAGCGAGTTTATAGCCGCTTTGGATGTTGCTCTAGACGCTCTCATCCCCCCGACAAGGGAGAATGAACTGGAAGCTGAAAATAGAGAACTAAAAGAGCGCATTGTAAACTGGAGGAAGTATATGGCCCCCACCAGGGAGCAGGTGGAGAAGGTGTGGAGGGGTGAATGGATGGCTCTTGACGAATGCTCGAATGAGGGAGTTTACTGCAAGCGGTGCAAGAAAAAAGTGTACCGAATTGAGTACGCAAACGAGAAAATGAGGTCTCCATTCTGCCCTGCCTGTGGAGCCGCCCAGACGGACGAGGCTGTGGAGACGGTGATGGAGAGAATTAACGAAATGGAGGGAATGAAAAAATGAGCCACTTTACAGTTGCGGTGTTCACAAAGACCGGGACGGAAGAAGAAGTCGACCGGCTCCTCGCCCCCTATCAGGAGAACAACATGGGTGACTGCCCAAAAGAATACCTGACGTTCGTCGAGGACGAGGACTTCGACGTCGACGAAGAAACCGGAAAGCGCGGATATTGGGAGAACCCAAACGCCAAGTGGGACTGGTATCAGCTCGGAGGCCGCTGGCCAGGGCTGCTGGTATCAGCCAAGGGCTCAGGCTTACGCGGAACGCCGTCTATTTTCGGGGGCGGCAGGTACAAAAATGACGAATACGACTGCTGCCTGGTGGCAGACATTGACTTCGATGCCATGGAGCAGCGCCGACGCGAAAACCTAGAACCGTTCGAGACCTGCTTTGCTAGAAGGTTTTTTACGCCGGAATATTTCAACCGGCTGTATCCTTCAGAGGAGGCATATATCAAAGCAAAAACACGATTTTCCACATACGCGGTTGTGACCCCGGACGGCGCATGGCACGCAAAAGGTAAGATGGGGTGGTGGGGCATGAGCTCCGAAACGCCGGAGGAGATGGAGCAGTTCAGAGATGAGTACAAAGAGCGATTCATCCAGCCTGCGATTGAGGCCGGGTGGTACCTGACCATCGTTGACTGCCATATCTGACAGAGGGGGGCATAAGATTGGGGGCGCTGAAAGATGACAATTGAAACTTGCCCTAAATGTGGCGCTGTACTAATGAATACTGTAATTTGCACATACCCGCCGATTTCTTGCAAAGATTGCCCGTCCTGCGGATGGCATTGGGAAAGGAAACCAGAATCAATTGAATATAGACCGTTTGGAGGGAATGGACTGGAGGTGCAAAAAGATGGCGAGACCGATTGACCTAGACCAACTTATGAAATATCCACTCAGACGTGAAAGCGCCATCTGTGATGAGGAACATGCTGATCCACATTTTCTGAACGGCGTGGAATCCGTTTTGGAGTGGGCGCAGACATTGCCCACCCTCACCCCGCCGAACGAGTTGCTGACGCTAGATCAGCTGCGGGAGATGGACGGAGAGCCGGTATGGGTGGAGCTTTACCGGGCGTGGGCACTGGTAGAAGTAAAGCAGAACGGCAGCATCATGTTTTATGGGAACAGCTTTTCTTGCCCATATAGCCGCACTTGGAAAGTGTATCGGTTCCGGCCTGATCGCCGCCCGCCGGAGGGAGAAACGTGAAAATCTTAGTAGCTTGCGAGGAATCGCAGGAGGTCTGTAAGGCGTTTCGGGCGCTTGGTCACGAGGCATATAGCTGCGATATAGAGCCGTGTAGCGGAGGGCACCCTGAGTGGCATTTGCAGGCAGACGCACTGGAACTGCTGAAAATGCAGTGGGATATGATTCTAGCGTTTCCGCCGTGCACCTATCTTTCTAACGCTGGCGCAAGGCACCTATTCAGGGGGGGGCAGCTCAACCAAGAGCGGTATGCTAAAGGGTTGAAGGCAAAAGAGTTTTTTCTGAAATTCTTAAACGCTGATTGCCCCCGTATATGCGTCGAAAACCCGGCTTCTAGTAGGATTTATGAGATGCCTCCATATACCCAAGAGGTCCAGCCGTGGATGTTCGGCCATCCAGTAAAAAAGAAAACTAGGCTGTGGATGAAAGGGCTTCCTCCGCTGGAGCCGACAAACATTGTGGAGCCGGAGGTTGGGTGCCATGAAGCAGGGACATGGTTTACGAAGGGCGGGAAGGACCGCCAAAAGAATAGGGCAAAGACGTTCCCCGGCTTAGCCAAGGCAATGGCGGAACAATGGGGAGGACGCTGTGCGCCGGAGGGAGAGGAATGAACAGATTTCCAAAAGACTGCTGGGAAAAGAATTGCCCACACTTTCACACCGTTGATATGAGCATAGATGATTTACTTTGTGCCTGCGACATTTTACAAGTAAAGTGCGACGCTTGCGATGAGGAATTTTGCTTCTTGGTTTGTCCACAGAGTAAACGCCCGCCGGCGGGAGAGGAGGACACATGAGCGCAGATTTTCCGTGTATCTATTTTGAACCGGACGGGAAGTGCCGGAAGTTTTCAAGCAATGTTGATTTTAGCTACTGCGTGCTTGGCCCGTGTCCAGAGCAAAAACTATCCTATGCCGACCGTATCCGAGCTTCAAGCGACGAACAGTTGGCCTGGTTCTTCAAAGAGTTGATGTTCAACGACGTCAAGCCCGCCTGTAAAAAATCGACATTCTTCTCCGCAGAGCACAAGCCTGAATGTGAGGAGGATTGCGTATCGTGCATTTTGAAATTGCTCCAGCAGCCAGCAGAGGAGGATACCTGATGGACATAAACGAACTGATCGACAATCTTAGATTTCCGTCATGGCATGATCTTGAGGATCCAGACGCGACCCTTTTAGGCGATGCGGCTGACGCCCTCTTCACGCTCCAGGGCGAAAACGAGAAATTGAAACGCGCCCTCGCGGAAATGTGGTTCGCCTACGTCAATAAGGACGGAGAGATTCCCCACACCTATGAAGAAGAAGCCGTGGACCTGGCGCAGGAGATCCTCGGGCCATGGGGAGAGTGTATGCCGAAGTATCTGCGGCGTGGTTCGAAGAAGGAGGGCTGACATGGAAACAAACTATAACTGCTGCACGCACTATCAGACGGACGAATACGACAACGGCTACGTCATGTTCTCCTTTTTTCCCGTCAAGGTCTGCCGGAATTGCGGCGAGGTAATCGCTAAATTCGGGCCCGTCCGGAACTTCTTGTTTGATTACATTTTCTCTCTGTTCTGGGACGGAAAGGTCTACATCTACCAGGATCAGGAGAGGGAGGACTGACATGGAACGGTTGACCGAAAGACTGGAAAACGGGGTAATCAATGTCAAATATGCAAGCCAGCATGAAACTGCTATCCATCGCCTCGCTGCCATCGAAGACATCCTGGGCGACGAGTATGACCTGGATCGGCTGCGGGGGCTGGTACAGGCGGATCGAGAGGGACGGTGCGTGGTGCTGAATATGCCTCGCAAGCCTCTAGTTTGGGGCGACGACGACCAAAATGCCTGCCTATGCCCTTACTGCGGCAGGGACTTAATGGGCATCCCTTATGGGGAGCGCATGGTTTTACAGTGCCCGGAGTGTGGTCAATATTTGGATGTCACAAAGATAATCACTCGCGCCGAGGCCGAGGCTGCGCTGAGGGAGGATACCGATGAGCGTTGAACTGTATGGGAAGGCGCTGCAAAAGGGGTTGGCGGAGATCCAACCCGGCGTATTGCACATTCGCGAAGAAAAAAATAGGTTTTCTCCAAAACTTCTGGAGGAAACGACGGGGGGTGGGATGCCGACGGTCAGCCGAGGCATAGAGGCGTTTTTGAATTACCTCCGCGATACAGAGCATCAGCTCCACATGGCCGAGCAGACAGAGCAGGAAGCCAACGACGCCACCCAGGACATCCTCCACTGGTTCGAGCTGTATAACTTCCGGGGGATTGAGGCTGTGAAAGTGGCCCATAAACTCCGAGAGATACGCCACCAGCGCCGGGAAGCGAAAGACGTGGCGTGGCTCACATCCCCGGTGGTTGACTGGATACAGCGGCACAGGGCGGAGATAAAAGAGCTTGAGCGGCTGCTCGGCGAGGTGCGCAAGCGGGAACGCCGCACCGAGAACCGCATTTACACACCCAAGACTAGCATCATGGAGAGGACGCTATGAACGAAAAAATAGACGACCGCACAACCATCATCCGGAACGACGGGGTAAACATCGTCTCTGTATTTATCCGCCCATTGTCCCGCGTCTCTCCCGTCCCTGAGGACGTGCTGCAATGGCACAAAGACGATGACGGAACGGAGCATCTAACCCTAGGGGAAATCCGTGACCAAGTGCGCGAGGTTGTCGGCTGGCCCATATTCGTCTGGGCGGAATGCCCCACCGGCGGGGAAATCTACTGCACCGGCAACTACCCGGATGAAACCTGCTGGCGCAGGTGCGGAATCACGGGAGGGTATGCCTAATGGATAATCGGGAGAGAGTGACGGTGCTTGCTCTTGACCCCGGAAACATCCAAACCGGTTACTGCATCCTAGATAGTGACACCCTCCGCCCCATTCGCGTGGGGAAGGAGCTCAACGCTACGTGCCTGCTCATGGTCCAGGTGGAACGCTACGATTTCCTGGTCATTGAGCGTGTGGCAAGCTACGGGATGCCCGTGGGGCGGGAGGTACTGGAGACCTGCGAGTGGGTGGGCAGGTACACTCAAGCTGCCACCGCACCTGTGGGGTACATCTACCGCAAGGAAGTTGTCCTTCACATCTGCAACAGCCCCCGCGGTAACGACGCCACCATCCGCCGGGCGTTGATTGACCGGTTCGCCACCCACGACCGCACCAACGGAAAGGGAAGCAAGAAGCACCCGGATTTCTTTTTCGGCTTTCGAGCCGACATGTGGGCAGCCTACGCTGCCGGTCTTGCATACATAGAAACGGAGATGAGTAACGGTGCCTGTGGAACGATGGAGGCGCATTCCAGGGTTTGATGGATTGTACGAAATATCTACAGAGGGTCGTGTCCGAAGCTGGATGCCAATCGGGACAATTCCCGCCAGAAAGCCGAGAGTTTTAACGCCATCAGAAAGCCATAAAGCGGGAAGTTTAACTATCGGATTGGGTAGGAAAAAATCAAGAAAAAAGGTTACAGTTCGGTCCTTGATGAGAGACGTTTGGATGCGTGGTAAGTTAGATGGGTACGTAGTACACCACAAAGACGGAGACTGGAAAAATGTTCGATTGTCGAATCTTGAATACGCAAAAAAATCGAAAGTAACCAAGCAAAGCCATGGCGGAAGGAGGCCAGTAAAGCGAATCTCCGAAGGCGGAGATATAGTGTACTATTCGTCGATCAAACAGGCGGCAGAACAAAACCACCTGACATTATCAGGCCTCAGGAAACGGATAATAAACGGTAGAATTATACAAGGAATTTTGTTTGAATTTGACGATCAGTGAGTGCCTTACAGGTGTCCATTTCATAAAAACAGTTGACTTTTGCTCTTGACAAGTAGTACAATTTAATTACAGAATAGCAATTTACATATAGAGAAAAATGAATTTATTCATTTTTCTCTTATATGTAAATTGCGTCTGTACCGTCTTTCCCCGCTCGACTCCGAAGCGGTAGTATCGGGTCCTCCTTTACGGGCGGCGGCAGAATCGCTCCTTCTTTCTTGGGTTTTTTATAGACCTCTTTTCTGATTTCCCCAACCATGCCGCCGCCCACATCGTCCGGCCAGTGCGAATGCCTGTGCGACTCAGGTACGGACGGCCAACTCCACATTGGAGATTCCGGCCCGCGGGCAAAGCCGGTCACAAACCCGCAGCATGGCCCGAGGATTTAGGGCCATATACGGTTCCCTATCTCAAGCGGCAGAGATCCCGGCTCATAACCGGGAATATCCTGGTTCGAGGCCAGGGGGAGCCACCATATGATGCAAGACAACATATCAAGAGCAAGCAGAATAAAAAAGCATAAGGCCGGGGAGGTGTCCAGTAAATATGGATACCAACCGGAGAGGTTCGACTTGGACATGCAGCGGCATAAAGAGCGGATGGATTCCGTGTGGAGCGACCTCATATGTTTTGCAAAAGACCGAGGGCTTACTCCGGACGATCTGCGGTATCTGCTTATCAGACTATGTGAAGAGTATCTTTTAGCAAGGAGAGATCAACATGATAAACAACCCCACTATTGTTTCCGCTGGGGGGGGCAACCAATTTGTGATTTCTGATACTCCTATGGAAGGCACTGTATTGCATATTTTCCCTATAGGACAAACAGAAACGCTTACATTTGACCTTGGTGGTCCGACTCAGGGTGGAACACTTACAGGGAAACTGGAAGATGCAGATGGGAAAGAGCATCCAATTATTAGTGTAGACCAAGTTGGGCGACTAAATGTTGCGATAACATTTATCGTTCCTAATGTTGCAGTTAAGCTGACATATAAGGAACAGTTCTAAAGGAAATGTAGGTTAGGTTTCTGGGGCAGTGGAGGGCAATACATTTATTGAAACAAGACGGACACATCGTTTTGCAAGGGGCGTGAAGCTGAATGCCCCACACCCTACAAGAACTCTCCGGGATGGTTGCTGGGGGCAACGTGGATGCGTTCTACTCCTGGCCGGAGTGGAGACGACTGAAGCAAGAAGTTCTCCGGCTGGATCACTTCGAGTGTCAAGAATGCAAGAGAAGAGGAAGGTACTCTAAGGGATACATTGTCCACCATATCCATCACGTGAAGGACAGGCCTGACCTTGCGTTGAGTGTGTTCGATGAGAATGGAAAGAGGAACCTCGAGTGCGTTTGTAAAAAATGCCATGAGGCTTTGCATCCTGAATCGCAGAAAAAATTTCCTTCGCGAAAAGTGTGGCTGACGGAGGAGCGATGGGATTGAAAAAATTTTGCATCCCCCCCCTCGAAAAAAACGATGTGAGGTCGAAAACGGCCGG